GCGGTGGCATAAAATGTTTAAAGAAATCATTTTTGACATATTCAATAACTTCTTCCATTTCATCTTCAGCATCATCAGTATAAAATATATCTGAATCAAACTGTGAATGCATTAATTGTTTAATATTTTCATCTAGTATATCATGAAAATCTGGTTCAGATATAAGAGTAGGATGATCTTTAACAAATTCTTCCATTAGATATGTACAAGTTTGATATAATTCCAAATATTCTTCATCATTAAAGTATTTTGGTTCTTCTTCTGGAATAATTGAATCAGTAACATCAATCATTTCACAACCATGGTTGTTCATCTTTATATTATATATATATATTGTTTTTATACTTTTTACAATTATTATTTTTTGCTGTTTATTTGTCATCATAATGATTAGTCATCTTTATCTGATTCAGATTCATTTTTAATATTTTTAGCTGTTCCTTGTTTTTTCTTGGGTGATAATCCTTTTAAAGTTGATACTCTTTTATCAATATTTTTAAGTGTAAAATGATTAGATTGTTTATTATAGCATAATATAGGTATATCTTTAATTTCTCCAGTCTCTTTATTATAATTAACATCTTTCACACGTTGAAGTTTTTTTTTATCAAGACAATCTTTAAAAAACAGAATTAATTGGTCATATTCAATATCTGTTAAATTATTTGAAGCCTTATAATTATTAGCAAATATTATGAGTTTCTTTGTTTTGGCTGTTTTATCCAATTTGCTCCAAGGTTCATTTGAATTAGTTATTTTTTCATTTTCAAGAAATTTGTCTAAATTAGCGAGGTCATTTGAAGATTTAATTTCATGACATTGAACGCCATTTAGAACCAAAGATTTATATTTAAGTATCTTTAACTCATTAGAATTTAAACTTTGTATTTCTTTGCTCATTTTATATACTATATTGTAAAATAGATTTTAACTCAGTTTTTAATAATAATATTAATTCAATATAAATTTAGAATTAGAATAATATGTAATATTTATGGACAATGATAATAGTACAAAAAAAATAATAATAGAAGAAATAAAACAAACCAAAAAAATTAATTGTAAAAAAGAGAAAAAAATGAGAGTTGAAACAAAAACTTGGGGTTTAAATGATGAAGAATTAACTCATCATAGACAGTTAGAGTTTTTAATTTCAGACAATTTTATTCCAAATTATAATAATGATAAATATATATCAAAACTAACAAGTCACATAAAAAATAAAATTTATAATTATAAACAACAAGATATAATTAAAAAAAAGTTAAATGAAAATTATTTTGTTAGTTTTGAAGAAACAGTAGATCTTTTGAAAAAATGTAATATGAAATGTTGCTATTGTTCTAATGAAGTTTATATATTATATGAACGTGTAAGAGAAATGAAACAATGGTCTCTTGATAGAATTAATAATGATATAGGACATAATAAAGGTAATTTAGTTATAGCTTGTTTAGAATGTAATTTGAAAAGAAGAAGAACTAACAAAGATGCGTTCATGTTTACAAAAAATATGATTATAATTAAAGAAGGAAATGATAAATCTTCAATGGTATAAAATATACCTAAATTTCCAAATGTCAAAATTTCCAAATGTCAAAATTTCCAAATGTCAAAATTTCCAAATGAATTACACTTGCTCTAAATGCTCTAAATGCTTTTAACGCACATTGTATGAAGTAATCTGTTTGCTAAATATACTACGAAAGAGTTCAATAATATGAAAATAGAATTTACTATGAACATCACATTTACTTTCTTAATATTTGTAAGCATAAAGTAAGCTATTGATATAGCACTCATAACAAATGCAATCCCAAAGAAAATAGACATTGCATAGAAATACACACAATACTCTCTTGGGAGAGGACCGAAATATTCTTCCATAAAAGAAGCCATAATAATATTAATTTAGATATTAAATTATTAGTGCGTACTCTAAATAATTTAGGAATAAAACTACTTAAATAAATTGTTCAAAATTAAATAATGACTTATTCGAATTATACAACTCAAAATGCTTTATTGCTTAAAAATTTAATGACTTTTTATAAGACTAACGATTTAAACGAAAATTATAATCCCAATAATAATTTAGATAAAATGCTAAAGATTATTACTGGAGATTCAAAAATATCTTTACGAATTGTTGATTGGTTTACCACTAATTATGCTAAAAAGCATTATACACTTTATGTAATTGAAGGTACACAAGATAATGTCACAAGACGTTTTAAAGTTTATGATGATTATAAACTCAAATTAAAAGCTTATTCTAAGAAACGGTTTGACCCATTTTGTCGTTGGGAACGTATAAGTATTCCTTATACAAACGGTACATTTATTGAAACCACTATTGGACAACTTAACTTCTTTAAATGGGCAATTGAAAATAAAGTTATTGATTATATTGAAGAAAATTACAGTGATATTGAAAAAGATATGAACAATCGTAATAGTACTTCTAAACGTAAGGAGACTGTTAATGATAACTCTAAGACCAGAAAGAAAAGAGAAGAACTTTCTATTTCAGCAACTAAAAGTATCAAAAAAGAAAAGGTTGAAATAGTTGTGCAGTTTAATTAATATTTACAAATAATATGAATAATATACAAAAAAGATTTATATTATTTTTATTTGGTTGTATTGGAACTAGAAGTTTGTTAGTTTATCTCGCAAAGACAACTAACAACACATTTTTAATGTGTTTGGGTTATTTAGCACTATTGCCAGCTATAGGATTTTTTTATTTTTATTTTACAGGAACAAGAAAAACAGGGGCTGAAGTATTTGGTAATAAAATATGGTGGAATGATTTAAGACCAATTCATGGTTTATTATATTCTTTATTTGCTTATAATGCTATAATTGGAAATAAAAACGCTTGGATATATTTGTTAGTTGATGTATTATTTGGTCTCGCTAGTTTTTTGATTTTTCATTATTATAATAGTGATTTTTCAATTTAAAAACTAACAACATAATAGGATATGGGAAATACTCAATCTATAAAAAAAATAAATTTTGAAGATATGCAAACAGTTATTAAAAACACTGAAGGTTATTTAATCATTAATACATTGCCACTTTGCGAACAACAATGTCTTATAGTAAACACAACATTAGCAATTGATGAAGAAAAAATTATCAATAGATGTATAAAAGAAAATAAAAGTATTAGAATTATTATTTATGGAAAAAATTGTAATGACGAAACAATTGATAAAAAATATCAACAATTATATTCAATTGGATTTTATAACATTTGGGTTTATTCAGGAGGAATGTTTGAATGGTTAATGCTTCAAGATATTTATGGAAAAGACATGTTTCAAACTACAAAACAAGAATTAGATATTTTAAAATATAAATCAAACCAGTTACTAAGTATTGGGTTATTAGAATATTAGTGATTGCACACTTTCTAATGTTCTTGATTATTATTTTCTAATGCTTGATTTGACAATTGATCAGCACGTTTATTGTTTTTTCTATAAATATGATTAAAAATTATATAAGTAAATTGTTCAGTTAGTTTAATAACTTCATCATAATATGTATATAGATTTGGATTTTTAATTTTATATAATTTATTTACTTGATTGATTATAAGTAAACTGTCTCCATATACAGAAATAGATTTTATGCCTAATTCAAGTGCTGTTTTAAGTCCATATAGTAATGCAGAATATTCCGCTTCATTATTTGTTTTTTTATCTCCAATATATTTACAAGATGCCCAATACTCTTCGTCATTTTGGTAAATAACAACTCCTATTCCTGCTGGTCCTGGATTACCTTTACTGCATCCATCAAAATATAATGTAAATTCAGTATATAAAGGATAAATTTTTGCTCTTGCATTTTTAGTTGTTATTACACTTGATAATCGTAAAATTAGTTTATTATTATTATTCATGGTTATGTATTATATGTTATGTGTATATAATATAAATATATTTCAATTATATTATATATATATATAATATAATGGTTCCTACAAAACTTCTAGGGTTGTTTTTAGCTTTTTTATCTTTTGTATCCTTCATATTAGGAGATACTGAATGTCCAATTGTTAATTCAATTGGAGATCGAAGAAAAGATAAAAATAGTTTGCGTTTAGTTCAATACAATGTTGAATGGTTATTTATTGACTATTATGAAGGAATGGATTGTCCCGGAAATGGTTGTACTTGGCATTCAATACCAGATGCTCAAACACATATGTTTTATATTGCTAATACAATTAAAACATTACAACCTGATATTATTAATTTTTGTGAAGTAGAAGGTTGTGATGAATTAAATATGTTAAAAGAACAATTAGATTCAACATACAATCCATATTTAAAAAAAGGAACAGATACAGGAACAGGACAAAATGTTGGAATGTTAACAAGGCTGGATCCTCTTGTTAGTTTATATCGTAGTGAAGAAAAGGTGGAATATCCAATTTCTGGAACAAAATGTGGTTCTACAACAGCTTCAGGAACAACAGGAGTTTCAAAACATTATATAACTGAATTTAAAATAGATTCAATGAATGTAGCAATGATAGGTGTACATTTATTAGCAATTCCAACAGATCCAGACCGTTGCGTTCAAAGGGAAGGACAAGCCCAAGTTTTACAAAATATTGTTAGTTCATATATACAGAAAGGATATGAAGTTATTGTGATTGGCGATATTAATGATTATGATGCAGAAGTTTTAGATTTAAATTCAAATAAGCCAACATCAAGAGTATTAGATTTTTTGAAAGGATTAGATGGAGAGAAAAAAGGTACATATACACTAACAAATGTTGCCACAAAAATTACTCAATCAGAAAGATATAGTGATTGGTGGGATTCAGACAATAATTGTAATACAAGTTCTAAACAAGATTTATCAATGATAGACCATATATTAGTGACATCTGGGATAAATAAAAAAATAACTAATGCTTATATTTATCATGGATATAAGGAATATTGTGGTAAATGGGATTCAGACCATTGGCCTGTTGTAATAGATATACATACTAACTAATACTAATTATTTATGAATAAATTAATTCTTTCTAACCATTTCTCAACTATATTTTCATTCTCATATATATCTACATTACCATCCAAAATTAGTTTACTTGTTTGTATACCTTTAGTTTCATCTAAAAAGTTATTATGATAATTATTACACTCTTGTAAATAAGACAATGGAATCACTTCCTCACCATCTCTAGCACGTTTATGAATTCTATCATAACATTTTTGTGGTTCTGTATTTACATATATTAAATAGTTAATTGGAAAATCCTTTGCAAATTCATCAAACCAGTTCAAATAAATTTGATAACATACATCTTCTATTTTACCTTGTTCATATAACATCTTCGCAAAAACATACTTGTCAGTATATAAACATCGCTCAGTAATAATTATATATTTTGGTAATTTAAAATGCTCATCATGTACGTCATTATTTATACTAATTTTTTTTAATCTATTTTGTTCTAACATATATTTTTCATCCTCTTCCTCTATGTTTTTAACTGTATCTCTTAGAATTTTCAATCTTGAAATATATGCCATCATCTGGAACGCAAATGAATATTTATGTTGATTAGTATAAAATTTTTTTAACATTGTATTACCATCGTTATCCTTAATTTTCTCCCAATCATCAATTGGTTCTTTTAAAAATATTACACGTGTATTATTACTATAATGCTTTCGTAAATTTTCTAAAAGTGTTGATTTACCAGAACCAATATTCCCCTCAATTGACACAATATTATAATTTGTAGACATATTATTACAATAATATATACAATTATATTTTTTTAAATTCAATTTTTTTAGATTACATTTTTTTACACCTTTTACACCTTTTACATTTACTATGCTTCGCTGTAACGCCGATTTTACAGCATAAAAAAATTAAAAAATTAAAAAATGTATAATCGGTGTAATATATTGTTTGAGAAAATTCTATAAAAAGTCGGAGGGGTTTTGGAAAATGGACATTTTAAAAATGTCCAAAAATGAAAAACCAAAATACTTTTTGAAAAAAGACCACTAAATCGCACTTTGTGACGATTATGATGTAAATCGCATAAAAAATCACTCAAAATTTGTTATGATATTTTTTTATAAATATTTTGCCGAAAAGGTTTAGACGTTTTTTCTGTTGTCAATATATAGCGAGAATGACAACTATTTTAACGCAAAAAAACGCAAAAAAATTTGTATGTATTAATTGTGACTTCAAAACGTCTAATAAGTTTGATTACAAAAAACATTTATCAACTCAAAAACATAAAAACAACATTTTAACAACGAGTGACAATAATATGGTAATAAATGAACCTAAAATCCAAAAGAAATATGAGTGTGATAATTGTGATAAATGTTTTAATGACAGAGCTGGTTTATGGAGACACAAGAAAAAATGTCCACATATTATTGATAATTTTAAAAATGAATTATCTAGTGAAGACAAACAGCAAGAATTAATTCAATATTTATTGAAAGAGAACTCCGAATTCAAACAATTAATGATAGAACAAAATAAGCATATGATTGAATTAGCAAAGAATACCGGTAATAATAATACTAACAATTCTAATAATTCTAACATTGTTAATAACAACCAACAATTTAATCTTCATTTTTATTTAAATGAGACATGTAAAAATGCTATGAATATAATGGATTTTATTAATCAATTGCCTGTTAGTATAAAACATTTGGAAGACACCGGTAGATTAGGTTTTGCTGAAGGGATATCCAAAATATTTATAGATGGTCTCAAACAAATAAATGTTACTGATAGACCAATACATTGTTCTGATCTTAAAAGAGAGACTGTTTATATTAAAGATAACAATGAATGGAATAAAGAGTCTGAACAAAAAACTATACTAACAAATGCTATCAAACATGTGAGTCATAAAAATATAAAACAAATTTATGAGTGGACAAAAATACATCCAGAATATAATGATTCATCTTCTAAAATGAATGATACATATTTACAGATTGTTAGTGAGTCAATGTCTGGATCTACTGTAGAAGAAACTAACAAAAATTACTCAAAAATAGTGAAGAATATTTTGAAAGAATCAGTGATAGATAAAACAGTATCGTCAACTGTATATGTTACACCGGTGTAACAATATTAGATATAACTAATTTTACACCTTTTACATTTACTATGCTTTGTAACGCTGATTTTACAGCATAAAAAAATAAAAAAATGTATAATCGGTGTAATATATTGTTTGAGAAAATGTTAAAAGGTGTAAAAACTGACTTAAACTTAAAGAATTATATATATATACAATGGATTCTAATGATATGCGTGTTACTAAAAGAAATGGTGAATTAGAGGAAATAGCATTTGATAAAATTTTAACTAGAATCAAAAAATTAGGGCAAGAGGCTTCTATACAAATAAATTATCAACAGTTGGTTATGAAAGTAATAGAACAATTATATGATACAATTCCAACAACAAAAATTGATGAATTAGCTGCTGAACAATGTGCTGCACTTTCTACATTAAATCCAGATTATGGTACACTTGCTGGTCGTATTATTGTTTCAAATCATCAAAAGAAAACTAGCGATAAATTTAGTGAAGTGATGGAATCATTATACAATTTTATAGATATTCATGGAGTTAATTATCCTTTAGTATCTGAGAATCTTTGGATATTTGTTAAAAAATATAAGACAGAACTGGATAATATGGTAGATTATAATCGTGATTATTTAATTGATTATTTTGGATTTAAAACTCTTGAACGATCATATCTTTTTAAACAAAATGATTTAATAATTGAGCGTCCACAACATATGTGGCTACGTGTTTCAGTTGGAATTCATGGTGATTTAAATAAACAAAACTCAATAGAATTAGTAAAAGAAACATATGATTTAATGTCCCAAAAATATTTTACACACGCTACACCAACATTATTTAATTCAGGAACTTCCAGACCTCAATTATCTAGTTGTTACCTAATAGCAATGGAAGAAGATAGTATTGAAGGTATTTATAACACATTGAAAGATTGTGCATTGATTTCAAAATATTCTGGTGGAATTGGGCTTCATATTCACAATATAAGATCTAAATATTCTCATATTAAGGGAACTAATGGAAAAACAGATGGATTAGTTCCGATGTTACGTGTATTTAATAATACAGCACGCTACGTAAATCAATCAGGAAAAAGAAATGGTTCATTTGCTATTTATTTGGAACCATGGCATTCAGATATTTTTGATTTTCTCGAAATGAAGAAAAATCATGGAGATGAGGAAATGAAAGGTCGTGATCTATTTTATGCCTTATGGATTTCTGATTTATTTATGGAAAGAATTAAAGAAAAGAACGGACAGTGGTCATTATTTTGTCCCCATGAATGTCCTGGACTGTCTGATGTGTATGGAAAAGAATTTAAATCGCTATATGAGAAATATGAACAAGATGGTAAGGCTAGAAAGACAATTAATGCAAGAGATTTATGGTTCGCTATTTTAGACGCACAGATGGAAACAGGTACTCCATATTTGCTCTATAAAGATGCTGCTAATATGAAATCAAATCAAAAAAATATTGGAACAATAAAATCGTCAAATTTATGTGTTGCTCCAGAAACATTAATTTTAACAGATAAAGGACATATAGAAATTCAAACATTAGTTGAACAAAACGTAAATGTATGGAATGGAGAAGAATGGAGCTTAATAACTGTTAAAAAAACTGGAGAAGACCAAGAACTTATAGATATTTATACCGATGATGGTTCTAAGTTAACTTGTACACCATATCATAAATTTTATATTCAAAATATGTATTCATCTATTTCAATTGAAAAAGTTGAAGCAAAAGATTTAAAGCCAAATGATAAAATAATAAAATGTGATTTTCCAATTATTGATGGTTGTGATAAAATGAATTATGCTTATACGCATGGTTTTTTTTGTGGAGATGGAACATATGGAAATCAAAGTGGTGAACCAGAAAGATGTTGTAATTTTAATTTAGCTAATGAAACTGAAAATGACAAAGAATATATATTAGAAGGTGAATGCTTAGAATGTCAAGCAAAGTCGTACGCAAAAACCCCAATAGCTTACTTATATGGAGATAAAAAAAATTTATTAAATTTTATTGATAAGCGTAGTTATACAATAGATGAAAATTTAAAAAGAATAAATGTATCTCTTCCAGTTGATTTAAATGAAAAATTTGATATACCTTCATATTGTTGTTCTCTTAAGGATAAATTAGATTGGTTTGCAGGATATTGTGATGCTGATGGAATAATTTCAAGAAATGGAGACAATGAACAATTACAAATTTCATCAATTAATAAAGAATTTTTGGAGAGAATAAAATTATTATTACAAACTTGTGGAATAAATCCTAAAATTAAACTTAGTCAAACCAAAACAAAGAGTTATTTGCCTGATGGAAAAGGAGATTATAAATATTATGATGTCAACCCAATTTACAGATTATTAATTACATCATGCGATTTATATAATTTGTATAATTTAGGGTTTAATCCTAAAAGACTGATTATTTATGGAAATAAACCTACAAGAGATGCAAAACAAATTATTAAAATATTAAAGGTTGAAAATAATAATAGAATTGATGATACATATTGTTTTACTGAACCAAAAAGAAATATGGGAATATTTAATGGAATAATTACAGGACAATGTTGTGAGATCATAGAATACTCTGACAATAAAGAAACGGCCGTTTGTAATTTAGCTTCTATTGCTTTGCCAGCATTTGTAAATGAAACTACTAGACAATTTGATTATGATAAATTACATAAAGTTACAAAAGTTGTAACTAATAATTTAAATAAAGTTATTGATATTAATTTTTATCCAACTGAGAAAACAAAGAGAAGTAATATGCGTCATAGACCTATTGGAATTGGTGTACAAGGATTAGCTGACACATTTATTTTAATGGATATTCCATTTCATTCTGATAAAGCTAAAGAAGTAAATAAGCTTATTTTTGAAACTATTTATCACGCATCTTTGGAAAAAAGTAATGAAATTGCTGTTGAAAGAAAAGAAATGATATTTGAAAATGCAAAAACACATTTTGATTTATTGGAATTATTAAATGAATATGAATATGAATCATTAGTAAATAACAGCAAGTTACCAAATTATATTCAAAATGATTTTATTGGTTCATATAGTTCATTTATTGGTTCGCCAGCTTCACAAGGTATTCTTCAATTTGACATGTGGTCAATAACTCCTTCTAATCGTTATGATTGGAACAAACTTAAAGAATCTATTAAAACACATGGTATTAGAAATTCATTACTTGTTGCTCCAATGCCAACCGCATCTACATCACAAATTCTTGGATATAATGAATGTTTTGAACCTTTCACAAGTAATATATATTCAAGACGTACTCTTGCTGGGGAATTTGTTGTTGTCAATAAATATTTAATGAGAGAACTCATTCAGATCGGACATTGGAATGAACAAATTAAAAATAATATTATTGCTAACAAAGGTTCTATTCAACAATTAACTGTTTTACCTGAACATATTCGTAATAAATACAAAATTGTTTGGGAAATTCCTATGAAATACATTATTGACATGGCCGCTGATAGAGGACCATTCATTTGTCAGAGTCAAAGTTTGAATTTATGGATGGAAGAACCTGTTTACAATAAATTAACATCTATGCACTTTTATGCTTGGGAGAAAGGGTTAAAAACAGGTATTTATTATTTGAGGAGAAAAGCAAAACATCAGGCTCAACAGTTTACAATTGAGCCAAATGCAAATAAAAAAGTTGAAGAATCGGAAGAACCAGAAAAATCAGAAGAAATTTGTGAAATGTGTTCTGCTTAAAGCAAATTGTTACACCTTTTGACATTTTTACAGCTTTGCAATAAACTTGTAAAAATATCAATTTTTCTACGCATTTTGAATTATTGATAGCAACTAACAAAGTAAATTTTGTGCGAACTTAAATGTCCAAAGGTGTATATTGGTAGTTTTTACATTCCGAATGTGGAGAAATCGTTTAAAACAGGAACAGGCATATAATTTTGGTTAAATGCACTATAATTTGGACGCTTAACACAATCAAATGCAGGCTCAGGACAACGAGCACAAGGAGGACAAGGTGGACATTTTGTGACATCAGTATTATCAGGACATTGTACTATTGGTTCAGGACATTTTGGACACACTGGAGGCACAACTTGAGATTTTAATATGTACAAATCTTCTTGTCCAGCAGGAATTTGCGAACGAGGGATTCCTTGTGGTAAAGAATTATAATAAGCAGATGAGTCATATGTTGCATATGTGTTTCCAGCAGGACCAGTATATATTGTTGCTTTGCCATCATTTGGACCATAATAGGTTGAAGAACTATATACTGTATTATAGTCAGAACCTGTTGTATTATTATCAGCATCGTATTGATTTATAGTATTATCTTGGCTATTATAAGTATAAGCATTATTTCCAGTATAAAGGATTTTAGACCCATTTGGTCCAGTTATTTCAACAGCTTGGTTTCCATTACTGTCATTAATTATTTTAGCAGAACCTCCATTTGGTCCATAATATGTAGACACATTTGGATCTGTAGTATTTTTATTAATATAATAAATTTCAGTAGTCCCATTTTTGCTAGTTATAACAATAGTATTATTATTTTGAGTCTGAATTACTCTAGCTGTGCCTCCATCTGGACCATAAAATATGGTTGGATACGAAGTTCGATTATAATGATTATAATTATCATAATTAGTAGTACTACCTGAAGATGTTGTGGACGTGGGTGTTCCATTTGAATCACTTATTGTATAAATATTAATAGTTCCATCTGGATTTGTTACCATTAAAGATTTAGTACCATTCATTCCTGTAACTACTTTAGCAGAGCTACCATTAGGCCCAGAATATGTTGTTGAAGAATTGTCACTTGAACTAAAATTATATGTACTAGTATCTCCATCACTGTTAGTTACTACTAAAGTAATTTGTCCATTTGAATCTGTTTGAACTTGAGCAGATGCCCCATTTGGTCCGTAAAATACTTGACTAGAAGAATTATTTTCCATACTTTCAACACAACCTTTACCACCTAAAAATGAACATACAATTAATCCTAACAATAAAATTACAAAAAGTATTAACAATTCACCTTTCATTATATAATTTATATAGTGAAAAAAATTGATTTTAATTATAATTATATAATTAAAATTAAATATATAAACTAAGGATGTCGCATAATAATTCAAATAATGAAGATTGGGTTAGTGCTATTATTATTAATAATGATGACGATGATGAAGTATTTGAAACTCCATTTTCTAAAATAAAATCAAAACAAATGATTATTGCACCAGATAAAGAACCAGTTCCAGCCGAAGTAGCTGTTAAAAAAAAAAATGGACAAGTAGCATTAAAAACAATGTTTGATGCGGATACAACTATTATTGAAATAGGAATTGATGAAGCTGGAAGAGGGCCTATGTTTGGAAGAGTATATGCTGGAGTAGCCGTTTTACCTAAAGATAATAGTTTTGAACATTATCAAATGAAAGATAGTAAAAAATTTCATAGCAAAAAGAAAATAGAACAAGTAGCCAATTATATAAAAGAAAATGCTATTGCTTGGGCTGTAGAGTACGAAGATGAACAGAAAATTGATGAGATTAATATACTACAGGCTACACAATCAGCAATGCATAAAGGGATTAAAAATGTATTATATAAATTATCACAATTAACAGATATAAATTATAATAAAATATTATTATTAGTTGATGGTAATTATTTCAAACCATTCACTATTATAAATAAAAACAAGACAAAATTAGAAATAATTAAATATCAAATGATTGAAGGAGGTGATAATAAATATACAGCAATTGCCGCAGCCTCAATATTAGCAAAAGTAGAAAGAGATAATTATATTAATAAGTTGTGTGAAGAAAATCCTGAGTTAATTGAACATTATGGTATAAATTCAAACAAAGGTTATGGTTCAAAAAAACACATAGATGGTATAAAACAATATGGAATTACCAAATGGCATAGAAAAACTTTTGGAATTTGTAAGGATTATTGTTAACAATAATCTATTTAACGTTAAAGTTAAAAAATTGTACTTTAACGTTAAAAAT